GTTCAACCTTCATGTGTTCTTCTTCGTTGTTCTTATTTGGCAATGGGGGGAATTCTTCTTGTGATTCAATTTTTGTTTCCGATTGCCGAGCAACTTGGGCGTAGGATCTTGGATTGTGTATTGGTGCCGTTTGTGCTTCAGGTGGATTGTTGGCCGTTTTAGAAAAATACACTTTTCCATTATTTGGGACTGCTGAGGACCCAGTGGCAGATCCCGACACCCTGTCGGTTGGGGTGGCGTTGATGGCGCCCTGTGCCGACTTGTAAAGATAGGCTGTAACATCAAGGGTTAAATTAATAAAGTATATGTTGAAGGCCTTGATGAAGCCAAAATCGAAGGTGAAATAACAAACCATCGTTGTTGCAGAAGTAACAGCCGCACTGTTGCTCGATGACACTATTAATGTTACTGGTGAATAAAGTGCGTGATCAATGAGCTGCATGTTTGAGGAGCTGGCCACAAGGGATGAAACTCCTAAACTGCTCCAGCTTGAAACATTGTTGATGGTGAAGATTGGTTCATAAAATTCAATTTCGTACTCAAGTTCAAGAAAGCCAAGCGAAATGGCCGATAAACCTGTCATGCTTAGACAGATGATCATTCCTTGAACAGTTAATCGATCTTCCCCGTCAATGTCGGGCTGGATATAAAAAGTGTTGTTGTTCTTTTCTACTTGCCAGTGGTGCACGCCTTCGGCCCATGGGGACACTGTGACGGCGCCTGGAACTGACATGAGGGCTTGTGCGTAGCCAAACGTTCCGTTCGTGCCAGGTGTTATTTCCGGATCATTAACATGGGAGATCAAGATCATCCCATTAGTTGATGTGGAAACAACGGGCAGGTACCAAACTTTGACTGAACGGAATCGAAATTTCGTCCAGAGTGAAGCTTCAAGAGAAACCCGTGATCCTGGGAATGCCAGGGGGTTGAGGGGGAGGGCGAAGATGGTGTTATATTGGGGCCCTCCCAAAATGTTATCGAGCAAATCCCGTCCTCGAATGATTAGGGAGTTGTTCGATCCTTTTCCTCGATACTCTTTGTTGAAGTAAATTCGACTTTTTGGCACAATTCGAACCGGAACGGATGAGCTGGTGGCGGGCGGCTTCCTGGCTGCCTTTTCGGGCGCTCTTGGAGCCGAGACAATTGGAGGAATCACGTTTCTTGCAACGTTGCTTGGGGCGCTCTTGGCTGCTCCCGATTTCTTCTTGCCTCCACCACGCTTGCCGCGATGGGTTGTTTTTGTTTGTTTGAGCGCCTGCTTCGTCAACTCTGTGACGGCGGCAGCTACAATTGGAGCGATTGCTGATGACATTGTTCTGCGTTGAGTTAAATGACTCGGGCTGGCTAGCACGCGCGGGTTCGAACCCACCCCGTAGGGCTATGATTTCAAGAGCGGCTCCTGCTCTTGGCTACGCGCGTATGTTCCAAATTGTTCTACCTCAAAATGTGGGTGAACAGAATACCTTCAACCCATTTCGCCACAGCCCTTGGAATAGCCGTGAACAATCCTCCTGTCCTTCTTGCCAATGTAATGTGGAATGGCAGTGCCAGAATACTATTTACAACACTCTCAGTTTGGAGTGCCACAAAGAAATTCCAGGCAGAATGCAATGCCACAGCGCCCTTGAAACTCATTTTGTTCGTTGATATGTGCATGAGGGCGGTTGGGAAGTATGCGGCGATTCCTAAGATTCCATTAGTAAAGTATTGTGTAGCGGCTTCGATCAAAAGAATGACGACCGTTGCAAATCTTGGGAATATGCGCTTAGCACACTCTTCAGCAAAAGGGGAAACCAACACGATGTTGGCGAAGGTGGTGGCAAAAGTTAGTCTGATAGCTTTGTTGGCTTCAGCAACTACGAATGCCCATTGTTCATCAGTCAGATGTTGGAAATTTGGATGATTTCTCCATTCATCTAAGGTGGTGATGGCGCCAAACACATGGCCTGCAACCTTGGCCCCCACGACAATAGCCGCGAGGGTGACGAGGGCCCGTACGCTGGGGTGAAGTGCCCCAGACGGACAAGGTTCCACCTCAGAATTTCTTCGGTTGGACTCTTGATCGGGCCGGGGGACGTCAATTTCAATAACGCGTGCCAAAACAGGATGGTGCAGCGTGCAAGTAACGGAGTGCATATTATGCAGCATCCATTGTTCGCATTCCAGCACTTGATCAACTGTCAAGCCATAGCGATGAAACATAAATTCCCAGGTTTGGTCACAAACTTCATGGTGTTGTTTGGCATGGAACTTCATTGGTTCAAAAATTGGGCGGGCATCAATGCCGGATGTTAATTCCAAAACGCGGCCAACAAAGGCACGCAGTATGGGTATATGTGAAACATCACGAATACTGCCCAATGCAACGCCACGAACCCAGGCAAGTGCTTTGCCCAGGCCATATTGTTGCTTGGCGTAAAATAACTTTGTAAGTATTCGTCCAATTGTTGGTCCAAAAACGGATCCATGTTGGGTTGGGTAGAAAAATCCCGAACAGAATGAGGCGTCCCACTGAGATTGATACACAAAATCGACGGCTTTCCAGCCTAATAAGGCAAATATGATGGAAAAGCAACGTTTGATGTGCGGGCCATACTTCTTATTGAACACAGAGAGGAGATCATCACCCATAACAAACATGTAAATGGTGGCGTCTCCGAAATCATCCGTTAGGATGATTTTATAGGTCCAATTAGCCGAAGCGGCCGTTTGCATCGTGTTTCCGATGTACGTGTTTGATACTCCACTTTGCCTTGTCGCTTCGATACGATAGCGAACGCCATTTGTGGTCGTTCCGGCAGTGATGTATTGCATCTCAATTGCTCGCATTACCTTCTTGGATGGTTTGAATTCTCTGTAAACATTGAATTCTGCTTTCAAATTTTCTTCACCTTCGTGTGCATCCTGGCGGCTAATATCACTTTCGTGAAATGCTGCCTCACCTATTCCACCCACTGCAAGGATTGCACGATCAAAAGCAAGGCCCAGATCTTCCGCAGAAGATCCGCCTGCAAATATGATGGTGTGTCCTAGAGTGTTGTCTTTGCATCCACAGGGGGGTTTTTCCCGCCCTTCAATTTGTGGTGCACGGATGTACTTGTGATTACACGCTTCTCCGGCGTAGTTTTGAAAAGCAAACAACCATGGTCCAGTTCGGATGGTGTAAGCAGTGTGGCGGCCTTGTATCAGCCTTGGATCATACAGATCTTCTCCCAGTTCATGTGACTTCAGAACGTGTTCTTTCTTTATGAATGCTTTTGTTCGGTGAAGGTACGGCTCATATTTGGCGTATTTGTCCTTCTTGGCGGCTTCGAGTTCCCGGCGACGAGCGCCCGGAAATCGTTCAGCCCACTTTGTGAAGCTCCAGTTCTTCAGTCTTCCTGATTGCAACAGCAAACTTTGGCAGTGCTCAGGATGTAAGTATTCCTGCGAGAATAACTGCATGGCATTTTCCCATATGCCTTTGACTCGTTCACCGGGTCGATTGAGCAGTCCGCGATTCACAACAGCCACTATTTCATTGTGCACGCAAGAGCGTGACATGAGTGGGATTCTGTCGGGTACGCCTGGCCCATAATGAACCACGCCATCTTTCTCCTTGCAAGCCAATTGTTCCGGAAGATATAATCTCGCGGATGGGTGCATAGGAGTCAGCTCCCTTTGTGCTTGACAATGGTCAGGATACACAATGGGGGCATGATGGATGATTTCTTTGCCAGTTGAGGGGACCGCATAACGATAGACGCGGTAATAAGTGTGTGTGGCGGCCTCGATGAGGCGCATACACCAGGGGCCTAATCCGGTAAGCAAATTGTTAGAAACAATAGTGCTATACACTTTCTTGCCGACTTTAAAAAGTGCGGTAGATAAGGATCCGGGGACCATTCGGGTGATGCGTTGCTCTGAATGCACAGCAGCAATTGCTCGGCGTATCTCAGCATCCGTCAATGTGGGGAACAAATCGTGCATTTTAGGTTCAGGAGGTGGAAGATTATTCCACACAACGAACGATGCAGCGAGGACAGCGGCTGCTGCCCCGGCCAAATAAAGGCCGTTTATTCGCCAAACATCCGGGTGTGCCCAACCGAGCATTTTCTGGTGCCATGCAATGTGGCGGCCGTGATCATCAATTAACCTGCTAAGCAAGCTTTCTTCGAGCCTAACATCTTTGACAAACGCCAGCATTACTACATACGGCAAAATTTCCGCAGCCCTTGTGGCCGGGATATTTACTCGTTGCATTATTGCCTTAGCTTGCATTGATGCGGCCTGAAAGAGTTGCGGGTCGCGAGGTTTGAAGAGCACGTATGCTTGAACTTGTGCTACGACGTCCTTTGGCACAATGATTCGTTTGGAATCTTTGAAGTATAAAACCAGATTATTCCGAAATGACCACATTTCATTCACATCTGCGGTGAGTTCGACCATGTCATGCGGAATGACTGAGTCCCTTCCCCAAGCGCCACGAAAGTCCACTTGGCCTGTCAAAGTGACATTGCCAAGGGCATATTGCAGCGGGGTAGGTGAATTCTCAGGTTCGGTTTTCAAGCCCCTGGGTCCAAGTGCGAAGATAACAATTTCTGTTTCTCCGATAACTTGTAAAGTGGACCATACAAGGGCATCTTCGGTGCCGTAAGGTTGGTAGTACCCTAAATCCAGCCAATCACAAGCATCGTGTTCATATTTGAAGGAATTTCCTTCGACAGCCATTTCAATTCGATTGCTAGCGGTACGAGTCCACTTAGCTTCGCCTTGAAATAGGGTGCCTTCAATTCCATGAAAACGATGATGTGCTGACATTAAGATGTGGCCAGTGCTCTTACTCACTAGGAGTTGATAAATCATTTCTGGTGTGAAATAATAAATTGAGTGCACCATCATGAGGCGACTCGCATGAATGCAAGTACACTCCTCAATCTTATGTTCGCACCACTTCATGGCGGTGCGTAAATTGGCTCTCAATGATTCATCATGTAGCTTAAATTTCATATTTCTGACTGCATCTGATGGGGATAAGACAGGGCAGCAGGACCAAACAAA